AATGAGAACGACAGCAAGCGCAACATTCAGCACTAATTTACAAATATCTTTTTTCAAGACCTTGACCTCCTTTCGTTTATGTGATATAATAATACTGACCCCATAGGGAGCGGTGAAGCGCCACTTCACCGCCCCCGAGGGGCGGTGGCTTTCGCCACCGCTTGAGCTTAAAGGATATCTATGATACCTTTTATGCTCAGTATCAGCAAGGTTATCGTGCCGACAAGCTCTACAACCTTGAGGAGAAGCTTATTGAGGTGTTCCAGCACCTTGATAAGCTTTTTTATTTTCTCCTCCACTTTATCACCTCCTCTCTTTCCCCCGTGATTATATTATACCACATTTTAATGTGGTTGTCAAGCGTTTATTAAATAAAATTTACATTTTTTACAAAAAATTGCCGCTCTACAATCGAATGCAAAGCGGCTTTTTGGGGGTTATTGGATTTAGCAGACATTTGGAATAACAATGACAATTACTTAAAAACCTAATTTGTCGTTGTTTATTAATTAACAAATGCGTTAACAATTTTGAATATTAAGCTAATTATTTGTTTAATGTGCATATTGCAAAATTACCAGATATACGTTATAATATGATTGCAAAAAAAGTTGGGAGGCTATAGCAGATGAAGCGTTTGATTATTATTTCGAATGATTATAAGATTGACTTCTCTCTGCGAGCCTTGACACAATGACAGAAGTGCCTTTGTCAACCCTAAATCCAGAATTAGAAGGTACATCATCAATAGTAATCAAGAGCCGCAGTAGCCCCAAAGCTATCAGCGGCTCTTTTAATATAGATATTTTATTATGAGAGGAGGAAACTACGAAGATGTTAAAATCAATTTTCACCAACACGGCTTTGCTCGTTCTGCAATTCTGCGAAGACCAGCATCGTATTTTTCGCCGCTGTATTGGCAACAAAGGAGGACATTATGAACGCTCATAACATCACTCACACTGGATTAAAGGTAGGGACTGGCTACAGTGCTGGAAATACACAAAATATTATCTTTGACGATTACAATGTGACTTACAACATTAACCATCCAAATATTCCTGACTGCGAAACCCCAAATAAAGAAAGCGACTGTACCAAATCTGCTGACACAGATGTAGTTACAAAATCGCTTCCAAAAGTAGATAGCCAGAAGCAACATAAATGTTCACTAAAAATCACACAAACAATCGTGATTGGTCTGATTGTTCTCACTATTGTAATCGGTGCGATACTCTTAGCATATAAGGGCTTGGATGTCATTTCCCTTGCCATAACCTGCCGCTCCTGATTTGGATTATAAGTTAAGACTGGCGAGATAGTTGCAGCTTCTCGTCAGTCTTAACTATGTTTACTATAATACCACTTTACAACATTAATGTCAATAGGTAATTTTAACAAATTGTATCGAATAATTTCATAATATACAGGCTCATTGGTTATCTTCCTTTCCTGTTCCTTCGTTTGGAAGCCTTCGCCACCTTCCTGTGCTTTTTCTTGCGGTTGAAATCCTTGTCATATGACTTGGCAAACAATCCGCCTCGTGGTTCGTGATACATCGAGGCGCCCATAGTGTCAGCTACCATCATAGCAGCATATATTCTTTCTGGATTCATACAGTTTTCTCCTGTGTTTATGATAAAATCTGTGATTTCATCGCTGGATCTTAACGCCATTGCTCTTATTTTCGAAGCTATCTTGTGATTGCTTACGCCACTGCTAGTTCCAACTGCAATAGCCACACTCGCCATTTCTTCGATTTCAGCCTCGCTATATCCAGCCCTTTGAAGTTCAGTAAGCGTACGTTCATTTATTGTTGGTGACATTGCTCTAATCCTCCTTGATTTCGTACTCGTCTATCCAATACCAAATGCAGTATTCGCAGATGTTACGCATCTCGTTTAATGTTTGTTCGAAATTCTCCCTATCTTTTGACAGGTTTATCTGATAACAAAACTCGTCGATATTGTTTTCTTTCAATGCTTTCCTGCATTCGGAACAATTTCCGCACGGTTCACTCTGTCTGCAATCGGTAAAAGCAGTGGAAAACTCCTCGAACTCTGCTATGGTATCAAAGGTTATCTTTATCGCCATCGTCGCACCTCAATTCCTGCATAATTCCGAATATGTATCCTAAACTGTTATATAACTGGCTGGGGATTGCTTTCCTCTCCTGTTCCATTGCACTGTATTCAGAGACGGATATACCAGCTATGTCAGCGGCGATCCTCAGCGTACATTGCGCCGCTTTTCGCATATCCACAAGAGTAGAAGCGTCCGTTCTGTTGTCTGCATTTTCTACACGTATGCGTTGCCGCTCATCTTCTGCTGCCGCTTCTCTGATGACACGATCCATCTTTATGCCACAACCAATATTGTTGCAATCATAAAAACATCCGCTTGTATCATTGCCGTTGGGATCCACACCGTCCCAAAAACCTGCTATGTGTTTGGTTGGTTCTGTACACTCCCGACAACGCTTTTCTTCTGATTCGAGCATTATATTATCTTTAGTGCCCATACCGATTACACCTCCTCTACATAGCACCAGCTCTGAGGCGCTTTGAACAACGGCTTTATATCGTTGCCATCATCATTGAGATGGTGCGGCAGCAAACAGTCATCTTCAACGTTGTATCCATTGCCTTTATCAAAATACTTGCACTTGGAGCAGCGTGAAGGATAACACTCGCCCTCGACAAAAAAATCCGTTAAATCTTTCGGCTCATCATATACCTTGAGGTCGGAGATGTGCCAACCGAACAGCTCCTTTCCGTCAGAATATTCAGCAAGTTTTTCCCGACTTATCCGTCCCTGCTGTTCTGCAATATCGGCATTTGCCATTTCGCAGTGACTTATAATGCCATCACACACGAACTCCCCAAAGACTTTACCATTAATGCGATAATCGTATATATTCTCGCCGTCGTTGTACCCAACGACATTAAATGTATCGTCTTTTGACGATTTGCCTTTTGTGCAGTAAATATAGCACTTAAACGGCATTTCTAACTTCGGTCTGCTCTTTCTGACCTCAACGGTTTTCTTGCCGTTTGCTATCAACTGGCACCAATTCGGCTGAATGCTTATCAGTACAGCTTTGCTCATTTTTTATCACCATCCATTCTTGCGCCGCATTCGGGGCAGTATTTTGTCATTCCTGCCTCTCTCGGCGGTTCATAATGGCAATTCTTGCAATAAGGATAGTAACCATCGGAACATATCTCCCATTTTGTGTGGACACGATCAGAGCGTTTGAGTTCTTCTATTTCTGCAGGAGAAAGCCCTGTGTTTTCGTAATCAGCAAGCTTGTTGAAAGCTTCTTGTATACCGCATTTATTGCAGTCCCGATTGCGCTCGTCGCAAAGTTCATTACAACCATATTCATCGGTAGGTGTTCCATCTCTGCCGAATGTACACATACACTTAAGTGTATAGCCATCAACTATATTTGTTTTCATTGTCAGTTTTTCTTCAACAGTCATTGCTATCACCGTCCATTCTTGCACCGCAATCGGGGCAAAATTTATATGCGGGTCTGTCGTTGCGACTTTCTGTTGTTTTAACATATCCGCAACAATTACAGCACCACTCATCACCACCAATATTCTTCCAGCATCCGTGTATCACAGGTGCAACATCCTCGACAGGGCATATAACAGCAACAATATCCCGTACTGCCTGAATAGCAGCTTGACTATTCTTTTCCTCTACCGTTTTTGCGTAGTTGTCGATTATTTTCAATGCAGTATCGCGCTTTATGTATTCTGACATCACTTACCCACCCTCATAAACTGTATCGGTTTCGGGATAGTATAATATACCCCAATAGCGTTGCACTCCTCGATCCAGCTGACGATAACCTCATACAACCTGTCGTTGAGCTGCTGCCGCTGTTCTGCGGTCACGGAAATAAAATCGTCTGTTGTGCAGATGTTATCATAGGCGAAATTCTCAATCTCTTCGAGAACATCATCGCCGATCCAATCAGGTACAACATGATCAGCTGTAACTCGCTCGCCCTTGCCGATGAATACACAGTCGTAGTCGTTATCAAACATAATCCTCTGTGCAATTGAATTCAATTCCTCCTGCGACGGATTTTCCGCTGTCAGCTCGTCAATTATCGAGTAGTCGTCGCCGCATTCATCCTTGTTGAAAAGCCATGTTGCCATTGTTGTACTCCTTTCATTTTTCGTCCGTCTCTCTGCAAATCCACAGAATGATCGGAATTATCAGTATAGCGATAGCTTCCGGCGGTATGTTTTTGAGAAATTCCACTATGTATCACACTCCTTTGCAATCCTCTCGCTTGCCGCTGCGAAGTAATATGGATCTATCTCACAGCCGACATACTCAAATCCGAGCCGCTCACAGGCTATGAGACTGCTGCCGCTGCCAACGTGCGTATCAAGGATTATGTCTCCCGGCTGGGCATATCTTTTCAAAGTCCACTCATACAGGGCGACAGGCTTTTGTGTTGGGTGTATCCGTTTCTCGTTGAGCTTCTTGTTACCCTGCATTATGTGACCTTCGTCGGCGGATCTGCCTTGCATCATACCGTTCCACATAAAGCGAAACAGCCTGACGCTTTCGTGTAGGGAACAGTAAGCAATCTCGCAGTCGCTGAATGTGTTATTGCCGTTGCATTTATCCCAAACAATACGGCCAGAACCGGGGAACTCATAGTGGAAGTAATTGCAGCCCCATATTATCTGATTCTTGCTGACACGGAAAAGTTCGTCGAAATACTTTTTTGTCGGCAGGATCCAGTACTCCGGCGGAGAGATATGATATTCTCTCCGCTTTACGGATGTGGTACTTACCGAGCTGCCATAATATTTGCGCTTCTGCGGCCCGTCGAAATACGGGGGATCTACTATGGCAAGGTCAAAAAAGTTGTCGGGGTAGCGGCTCATCAGCTCAAGATTGTCTATGTTCAGTAGTTCAGACATTTAGTCCTCCTTGCTCCAGCCCCAATCTATGAGTTGCCCTGCCTCCTCAAAAACAGCCGCGTCAATTTCCTGTTCGGTAGCATTGTCGTCAACTTCCACGGTGCCTTCTTGATAAACTCCTTCGACTCCAATCCACCATTTAACCACTGCCATATACCTACCTCCGAAAGTAGTCGCCTATCGAATATTCGTGAAATTCCTCGGCGGTAACATCAAAAGTGTACTGAACAGTATCTCCGTTCTTTTCTCCCTCAATGGTAAATGTATATCTTTCGGGTACATATTTTGGCACCGTAACACTATCCCCGTTTGCTGTTGTGCGGTGTGTTGTGGTGGTATAAGCCGCATGGTAATGTTTATCGACGATTTTGCCTTCGGTAATGCGGTTACAAGCATTGACTATTGCCGCTACTGTGTATATCGCAACAAAGATCACTGCGGCGATGCCTACAACTATTTCGAATAATTCTATCCAAGACAAGCGTTTTTTCATTGTTCCTTGCTCTCCTCCCATTGTTTAAGGACATCTTTGTAATAGGCGATTTGGTCCTGCAAATATTGCTCGTATTTAAGCTCAAACTCCGCTTTTGCTTCGTCTACGCTGTCATACCACTCGCAGTCATACTCAATGTTCATTTCCTCGGAAACGAACCAAAAGCAGGTCTGGTCCTTGTCGTCGACAGTGAATTTCAACACAACTGTATCATCGTAGTACTTATTGAAGTGCAGCTCATAGCAGCCATCGGTTTCGGACCAGTATCTATTTTTGTTCATTAGCGTCACCTACTCTTATGTACAACGATTCTGCAAGTATTCACTGCCGTGCCGCTTTCCTTAAACGCATTTTCGGGGAGCATTTCGATAGTGCCGCCATAGCTTTCAACTAGTGCACGGAAGTCCGCTGTCTTTTTGTCTGTGCGATATTGTACGGAGGCAGACATAATAGCTACCACACAACGCTTGGCCATTTGAATTGCTTTTGTAACATGTGCTATGTCCTGCTGCTTGCAGAACGGGGGATTCATAACGATAACATCATAATCAACAGCGGGAACATACGCCATAAAGTCATCGCACACCACGTTAAATCCATTGTCTGCAAGATATTCTCGGTTTTTTGGATTCAGTTCTATACAGTCGCAGTTTGGCATATACCGAGCTATCGCACCTCGACCTGCAGACGGTTCAAGACAACGCTCACCCTCTCTGATTTCCGCAAGTGCGACCGTTTCCTTTGCGAGGCTGTCAGGTGTGGGGAAGAACTGATACTCTTTTCTTTCGCTTACATATTCACCTGTCAGGATAATGTTCTGAATGATATCCTCAATATCATCGGCAAAGATATGGCACTTCTTGCCGCTGTTCCACTTGCCTCCGATAGCTGTAAGCACCTTTGCTGTATCAAGATATGTCTTTCTATCAAGCTGGTCTGTAAGGCGAAGTGCATTACCTTCAACCTCTGCACGAGCCAATATTTCAATTATGTGCTTTGATATTTTCATATGAAATCCTCCAAAATCATTTGTATTTCTTCCTGCGGAGTGTTGCCGCAGGATGTCAGAATATCAACAACTTTATTCAATGCCTTATGCTGCTCTCTGAGCAGTCGGGTGCTTTCACGCTTATACCATTCTGCAAGCTCCACAGGGTTATCAGGGAGGTTATCGGGAGATAGTTTTTTGGTCGGTTTCGTCTGTAACCCTGCCGTAAGAAAGACCATACGCTCTGCCGTAATCCGTTGTTCATCAAGCGTCAACAGGAGCAGTGGCAATTTGCCTATGTCCTCAAGGTCAAGTTTGCGTGCAAAGCCTGTTTGTATGCCGTCATCAGGCGGTATACACTGTGATATTGCACCCATCAGGCATAGCAGACCGTATTCGGGAAGTATTGAAGGCACAAAGCGCACCGCACAAACATGCTTTGAAAGCACACAGTCCCCGATATCGTTCACAGCCATCTTTCCGAGCGTTCCGACAACGGAGATTATCACATCACCCAATTGTGATATCACCTGTTTATCTGTCTCTTTGCAATACGATTTGCAGCTAAGCCGCCCGTTCTGCAGACAGGAAGCTCCGACAATGTAGGGAATACCGTTGCCTTCGTCATTCAACTTTGCCTTATCGACATTCTTGCCTTGCAGTATAACAGCACAATCGTTGATAGTGATTGTATTATTCATCTCCATCCTCCTCGGCGGCAATGATGTCGGAGAACATTGTATCGAAATCCGACAGCTCCTCAAGTGCCTCCTTGATCTGCTTTGTGAGATAGTCGTTTATCTCTGCCTTGTTTGTCTTTTCCGCGAGTACAGGAGCCGCCTTTGTCGGAATAGCCATCAGCCTTGAACGGAAATTCATAAGCATTGAATTCATGACAAGCTCGATCTCCTCGCTCTCGTGCAGCTTACCTGCTTTAAGATTAAGATCAAATTCCTCGTTCTGCCGCTTCGCACGCATAAGCAGCGCCTTCTCCTTGATGAGATCCACCGCGCTGTCTGCATTTCCCTCGCCATGCGTGATGAAACGAATGTAGTTCCTCACCGTCGGAATGAGATCATACAGCCCCTGTGAATACTCGGATATTATCTTATCATCACGAAGCTGTCGCACACGACGTTCTGTGACACATAACACCGAAGCCACCGCCTTGGAGCTATAAAGCACCTTCTTACCCATATACCCCTCCACCGAAAATTTGCCGCTGCCAAACGGAAACGGAAAAAAATTTTTCATATCTAGCCATATCGTGGGGCTCGGCGGACCCGCACCCCCTAAGGAACCGCCACAGTACCTTATGAAAGCCATTACTCGCTATTGTCATCACTGTCAAGATCATCGACGATCTCACCTGTATCGTCGTCCACTTCAAGTGTGAACTGACCTGTTATCTTCTGACGCATGAGATTGTACTTCTTTTCATCCAGCGCGAAACGCTTCTGCTCGTTCTCATGAGCCTTTATCGAATCCAACAGCCTTAGGATACGCCCATGCACACGGCTGAGCTGTGTTTCAAGCTTAGCGCGGCGCTCAAAGCCGCTGACCTTTATATAGGTCTCGCTGTGTCCGTTGGAGCTTTCAGAAGTAACGATCTTATCGATGTATGTAGACTCTATCACCTCGCCCTCATCCACGATATTCTCATACAGCTTAAGCTTCTCAGTGAGATCGAACTCCTTTGCATACAACAGCTGCAGCTCAAATGACAGCTTTTCGGCAGTAGTCATCCTATCGATCTCCTCCAGCTGCTGTTTCTGTTCCGCGGGGAGCTGGTCGAGATAGACCTTGCTGTAGGCCCCATGCGTCTGCGCGTTGGTGTTGCGGAGCGGCGCACCTGCTCCCACAGCATTCTTGTTTCCACTCTGACCGCCGCGCTTTTTCTTCTTGAGAGCGCCCATCCAGTCATCAGCCTTTTTCCACCTGTTTATAGTAGATACAGCGACACCGAACTGCGCAGCAAGCTCGCGGCTTGAAGCACCGCCCTTGGATCTGACATAGGCTTCTTTTGCCGCTTTTCTTGAAGAATTATCTGATTTTGTCATAATACAACTCCTTGATATTCGTTTGTTTTGAAAAAAGCCCTTTCTGCGCAGTTTTGGAAATCGCACATCACAATGTAATTTCCTCGCCGTTTACATGATCTGATGTTCCTTCTTGTTCCAAAAAGACGCCAAGTTTCCGCAGCGCTCGTTTGTGAATATTCTGTGCCTGCCTTATCGAATAACTTACGGTACAGGCGCATTTGATCCAGCCTAAACCCTCGATCGACCGAAGCTGAATAATATCAGCCTCGGTCTTATCCAGACGTTCCAGTGCGCGTCTGACCGATATTTTCAAGCTCATGAGCTGCGTAAGCCTGCTTTTCAGACGTTCCTGCTCCTCCACAACACACAACGGAATGAAGCCTGTTGCCGCTGATATATCCTCAAGCTGCCTGTTAGCAAGGTTTATGTGCTTATCTGCATCCCGATATTGTTCAAGTACAGACTTCACTTCGTTGTTGTTCATGTAGTGATCCCCTTTCACGCGGTGACCGCCGTTTCTTTATTTGCCGCCACCAGCACTT